CCCTCCCAGCTATTTGGAGGCCCAGGCTAGTTACGTCATCCCTCATCATACCCACTTAGCCTTCTGACGAATCAGAATTCTATCATGATAAAGGGCTTTGGAAAGACACATCGGTTTTAGAGATGTGGCCAAACCTTCTTGTCTGAGCTGTTTCCAGGCGTATTTCACCTTTCTCTCAATTTCTTTAGAACTCAACTTTGAGTCAAGTCCGAGAGAGGTGTAAGCATGGATGAAAGGCATACCAGAATCTGATTTCTTCAGTTGGATGAGATCACTGTAGTTCCCCTCCCTAGTAGAAATCCCTAGTTTCCCTCCAATTTCTCCTTCAGTCGACAAGTAGTGTTGTAGGAAGGATGGAAGATCAGGAATCAGTAAGTCTCTAAGAGCAGGATCATCTGCAGTCCTTGTAGCAAGGAAAGCAGCAATCTTTAACTGCAATTCGGAGACCGAACCTTTCAAATCTCTTGTGACAGGAAAACCCAGTCCACCAAGATGTCTAGGCATAAACCATGACATCCCGACAGGTGTTTTCTCCTTGAGCATTTGACCGTGAATTCGGAAGAATTGGGACATAAGAAAATCTTTATGTTCTTCAAAATTCTGGATCATGTCTCGTGCCATCTGTGCAAGAGATCGTGCAGAACCAAGGAAAGGATCCTCGGTGTATAGTGACTTTTCACTATCAACTGCCTGATCGCGAGTACATCCATACAACAGACCAATTTGGAAGTGAGGAACTCTCCACATCCGTAGAGAACTCCCACCAAAGAAGTCAACTTGTCTTCTGACCTCGTGAAGTTGTGAGTTGAGAATCAAGAACTGTTTAGATGTATAATTCTTCCCTAAGGAGAATTTAAGTCCAGCACAGTCCGTGAGTTCTTTCCACAATGGATAACCCCTCTTAGGAATTAGGAACCCAACATCATCCCCATTAATGAGGAGGGGGACGTCAGATAACTTCTTCCAGACCCGTTCAAAGGACCTTTCCATGGCCATCCAGGTTACAGCTGCATTGACGAGACACAGTATCGGAAACGATGCTGGAGATCCCATCAGTTGCCCCCATTTCTGGGGTGAACCTGATTCATCTACCTTGCGGTGGATAGAATGACCAATTAGAGCCCTTTCAAGAAGAACGGAATCTTCGAGTGGCACACCAAGGCGGGCACAAACTCCGCGCATCGTGTACTTTGAGAGGTCTGGATTGAGATTGTCGGTCGCAGCTTCATAGTCTCCTGAGACGATAATAACATCATCGTTCTTGGATTCTAGGAACAGTCTCGAACCCTTCTGACAGAACCAATCTAAATTAGACTGATTGATTGGTCCTCTAATGAGGTTGAAGACAGGGTGTTGAGAAACAATGGGATGGATGACCCTTTGCCACTGTCGAGCCAAATGATAGACATCGGCATCACCTCTGGTGATGACTCTGACTTTAAATGGTTCTACGAGTCCAACTGGTACACAGTCCACTGCGTTTCTCCCCAACGCCCGATTATAAGAATCTTCAATTCTGTCATCGAAAGTTTGAGGGTCTGGTCCGAAATGAGGCACGACTTTGCCCTTGTATTCTCTGAATCCAAGGAGTACTTCCGAATGAATGATCTTGTCACTCGGTAGAATGTATGAAAAGGCCCCTCCCTTTGATCTAGAATTCTGATAAGAACTCCTGATTGAAGGTATGAGTTTTGTCCTCCTCACAACATCCTTTTCCCCCCTAGGTATCACTTCATCAAGGACTCTATCAATGTAGCATTGAATAGAGTTTTCCCATTTCCCGTAGTTACGGGGGCGATCATGCTCTCTGGTAAGTCTCTGCCAGCAGCTATCAAGATTGTCCTTAATAAACTCCTCTGAGACAGGCATAGAACCGCTCTTTCCTTGATAAAGGGAGAATGCCAGGTTAACAGTCCACAATCTTCTCTTCC